TTTTTCTTTCCTTTCTTGCTCGTCTCTTGGCCCTGCTGGGCTGGACGTTGAGACTCTAAGGCATCGCCAGTCTCAAAAGCTTCTTCGTTGTAATCATAGATTTCATACTCTAACTCATTTTTGATGTCCTGAAGGGCAGTCTCAAAAGCTAGAGTTTTGTCATCATTGATCGCATCATTTCTACAAGTAAGGTAGGACTTAATCGAATTGATGAAAAATGTAGATACAGGTGTCATTCCATCCTTCTTTTGTCGAGATCGACGGATGGCACCAAATCTAGCCCAAGCAATATTACGGTTTCTATGGTATGTGAAGTTGGTGAACTCCACGAAGTCAAGCCACTCCCAGAGCAGCTTGGAATCAAAGTATATTATAGAACTCATTTCCCTTCCGCACCACTCTTCTCGAGTTTAGCGTACTTCTGGACGGCAAGATGTTGTCTCACCATGTTCAATATCTCTTCTTCCTTCTCCGTTGGAGTCTCTTCCTCTTCCTTAGTCTCTTCTCTAGCAATGATCTTTTGTTTCTTTCTTCCGAGAAGAGTATCTCCTTGTAGGAGAGTTGTGGTGTAATACATTGTAGCCGTTGCCGGCAAAATTTCCGATCCGAGAGTCGTGCCTCCGACCTTACCTGAAGTATTACCAGCAGCCGCATCAGTATTATTATAATAAACTGAGCAGTTACCAGACATAGTTGCAGGGGACTTGAAGAAAAAATAAGAGAATGCTCTCAATCCTCCAAAATCACAATTAAGGTATGCTGCATAAAGTGTATTTGTTGAAAACTGACTCCCATTAGGGAAATAAAGGGTTAGGGCCCCCCAAGCTCCAGGGTCGTTAAGACTAACTCTTGTAGAGTTGCTAGGGGTTGGTCCTGTGTCTACACCTGCGCTAAGGTAGTTCACTATACCAGTCTGAGCCAAGATTGGATCATAAAGAGTGACGTCATAGTCAATAACCAGCTGCCCTAAGGCTCCGCTGACACTTGACATCTGGACTATTTTGAAAATATCTTGTACTGTAAAACGATTTTCACTCTGAATGTCTGGTTGTATGTAATACTCCTTGGGGTCTTCTTTGACCGGTCTCCAAGTATGAGTTGCAAACTTCCAAACAGTACTGATCTCTGATCCGGGCACCGTCATCAAGGCTTGTGCGTAGCCCAAAGTTCTAGAAGCTGGAAGGACAGACTCAGGGTCTGCGATGTGTGACATCAACAGAGCTCCGTTAGTGCTAGTTCCAACTATAGGCATGTATTTGTACGAGATTCGATTGAATCTGAACTTGGTCCAAAGCTGAGCTTCGATTTGCAATCTGCTTCCAGGTATGCTCATAGGGTTAAGAGGCATAGTGAGAACGTCGTCATAAGTAGTACCGGTCCCACCC